GGCTCGCATCCAAAAGCCCTTTCATTATTGGGTACTAAATTAACGGGTTGCCCCATGATCGGTATAAGTGCCATTTAGTTGGTTGTTTCGTTTGAGATTAACATAAAATTACTCGTGTCCTGAAAGTGTTTGTACTTTATTTCTTCTATCCATGCGAAGTATGTTTTTGAATCTTTGACTCCGAAAGATAACAGCCCCAATGGCTGCGCTTTCAATGTTCTGAATTCTTTGAAACTCATTGGGTACTCGAATTGGTTTCTGATAATAGGATAGTCTTTAGGGTCGTATTCCTGATAAACGCCACCACCATTTGAAGAGGCAACGCACCCAAACTTACAGTCAATATAAATTCGGTAACTGATTAAATTTCCATCTACTTTTACATACAAATAAATTCTATCGGTTGCATTTCCGATTGTTGCGGCTGTTCCTGAAATGGAAATAATCTGCGATGTGCTAGGGCTTAATAATGTCGGCTGAACAACAACAGATGTTTCAGATATCAAGTTGTTAGATGAATCAGTGCGACGTAAGAATACCGTTACTGTATTCGACAATGTTAAAGTAAAGCTGCTATTAAGTAGTTCAAATTTCACAAGTCCATAAAACGTATAAACCCCTGTATTTGGAATGTCATAATAGAAAGCGGCGTTGTTGTAATTTCCTGATGGGTCACTTATTTCATTGTCACATTCAATCAGTCTTTCAGGGTCGTTACCGTTGTCGTAATAGAATGGAAATGTCGGGTCGGGGTTGGTAGATACCGCATCAAAACTATCATCGGTTGCACTCAAATACGCTGCTATGTTTGCAGGAATACCACCTAAATAACGTTGCGCCTTATTCGCGTTCGTGTACTGTTCATTGTAATAATACGGCGGTGCAACAGCAAGCCAATTGGTTTTTTTAGCATCGCCCCAAAAACTACCATTATTCAAAACGGTGTCAATTAAAATAATTTGTTCGTCGTTTGTTGTCGGAACGGTGGCATAATTAACTACTAAATCTTCAATAGTATTGGTGTCAATTATCCAATCATTCACTAGGTTCAATTCTCTATCCGTGTTGCAATCCTGAACGATGATATACTCCTCTTCTTTTGTTCCGATAAAACGGACACCCGCAGGAAAGGATAAGAACACTTCATCAGTCACTATTTTAGAGCCTATAACCACTTTTGCATATAAATACTCTAATGCTGTTTTTCGTTTGACAATAGCAACATCAGACATATTCTGTAACGTGGTATTCGGGAATAAATAGTCGTTATCTTCAATCCGTATATAAGGCCGTGCCCCGTCAAATCCTGCTCTGATTCCTAGATTATAAACTTTGTCCAATTCTTTGAACACATCAGCAAAAGAAAGGTCGGGCCAAATCTCTTCAAATAGTTCCTGAGTCATACCGCCACTTTGAGTAAAGCGGGGAATCTTACCACAGGTTATCATAGCCCCTTCACCGTCGCCACCCGCTGAAAAGAAATCAGAAATAAAATCTACTTCGCCGTCTGACATGAACGCTACTAAAAACCGCAGGACTTCATAGACTTTAAACCCCGTATCATTCCGTGCATCGCTTGGCCCTGAAAGGTGCGGGTAATATGTTCCGGTGGCAGGGTCAAAGAACGTGATACGCCAATATTCCGCAGCCGTAATGGTTAAATCTGATTTACTTCTAGGGACGTAAATCTTTGCTTTTAAGTTTCTGTTATTATAGATCTTGGCAAAGAATGAATTATCTGTAAACTGACATTTAGCAGAATAGCCTTCAATACCTTCAGTAAATTCAATGTCTTTAAAGAACAGTACGCCCTCAAATATTGGTATGTATTGGTTTAGTTCGTCCTCCCTTAGTATCGTTACAGGGTATTGAAAACAGTAACCGTTCGCATCATAGGCCGCTTTTATCATTCTATACCCGTCGTGGTAGAACGTTAACGGAGCTTCGACAATCTCGAACAAAGCCTTTAGTTCTTTATCATATCGTAACGTGGTTGTAAAATTCAACCACCCGTCAGGAGTTTCGATGATTTCCGTCCCGTTGATAATTACTTTTACCATCTGCCGTATAGTTTAGGGAGTTTCTCCGACAACGATTCTGCAATGAGCGAAGCCAGTTCTTTGGTGTTATTTATATCCATTCCTTTTTTACGGATACGGTCGGCATCGTAATAACTTAAGCCTTGCTGAGTAAGAGAGGCTGCAATATTTCCCGCAAAATCTTTTTGGCTCTGTTTCTCTTGGTTCGCCTTGTACGCTCTGAGTTGTGGCATGACGTAGTGTTTTTGCACGAACTTTTTGAACTCATTATTTTCGATGGCTTCATATATTTCCCAATGTTTTTTGTTGTTGGCAGTCGTTACCACTCTTTCCCCTTCGTTCAGCATGGCAGGAATCGTATCTCGCCCAATCGGATTTGACCCACGTTTTACGAACTTTTCACCCTCAAAGAATTTTGGTATCGGAGTAGCGATGATGGTGGCAAGTTGCAACGCTCCTGTAATTCCTGCTGCAATGGACAACGGAATACCCGCCGGGCCTTGTGCTAACATGGCTACGATAGCTGTTGAAGTATTCAGGATGGTGTCAAAGATGGATTTTAATTTGTCCTGTTGGGCCTGTTCGGTTTTTAGCTTTCTTAGTTCTGCATCCGCTTTCTTTTCGGCTGCCAGACGTTGTTCTAATAGTGCTTTTTTCTTACTCTCATACACACGGTCGGAATCTGCACCCCGTTCGTTTCTGACTTCTAAGGCCTCAAGTTCTGCATCGAAAGCATCTAATTGAGCGGTTTTGGAATCTTCGATTTGTTGGATTTCTGCATCCCTGAACGTGGATAATAGGTTAGCGAATTCACCAATCCCCTCACCAATGGCACGAACGGTTTCAAGTCTTAGTTCACGCTTTTGCGCTTCTTCATCGGCTGTTAAATCAACTCTTTTTTTAGATTCGTCTAATGCTGCATCGGTAATGTCTTTTTCATTACTGATAGCCTGAACACCGCCCTTTTCACGCTCTTCGTTTTGGGCTGCTATGGTTTCGGAATCTATTTTGAGTAAGTCCGTTTGCAGGGCTTCGTATGCTTGTTTAGAAAAGTCGCCGACTGAATTAAAGTTAGCGATACGGGCTTGTTTTTCCTTTTCGCCTTCGTCTTCAATCAGTTTTAAGTTTTGGTCTAAAACAAACTTCGCAGATTTCAGCCGTATTTCCTGAATTGTCTTTTCGTCCTTTTCGGCCTGTGCTATTTTCGCATCCCCAATTAACTTATCATACGTTGCGTTGATTTCGGCCTGTGCTTTCAGGAATGTTTCAATTACTTTCGGGTCGCCTAATAACTTCCCTGCATCATTAACTTTTCCGCCCGCATTTTTAAAGGCTTCTTTGGCTTTGTCTAATACCGCTTGCCGTTGAAGTTCTAACTTTTCAGCCTCCGATTTTACTTGTGATTCTTTGCTCTTTTGTTCAAAGTCCTTTTGGATAGCGAGTAAATCTTGGTAGGCTTTATCCTGCGCTGAAACAGAATCTATCCCCGCTTTTTTACGGGCAGCAAGTTCGGCAGTAATAGCCTCAATAGCATCTCTTAACGTAGCGGAATTGGTTTCTTTGCTCGCATCTTCAATGATTTTTTTGCGCTTTTCAAGTTCTGCGGTCGTTAAGCTGGTCAGTTCTTTTTCAGAAACAATTAAATCGAGGTTACGGCTTTTCGCCTCCGCTTGTAGTAGTTTAATTTGGTCGGTAACTTCTTTTGTTTTAAACTGAAAACCCTCTAAGGTTGCAATCTTCGCCTGTAACTCTTCATTAGAAAGCCCGGTAATTTCAACCGAAAGTTGTTTGTTTCTTAGCTTATCTAATTGTTCATTGAGTTTAGAAACATCCCCACCGCTTGCAGAAATACGGTCTATCTGACCTTGTAATAAAGCTATTTGAGCGTTGGTAACAGAGTTGCCGAATTTATTTAACTCTTCTGTGGTAAGCTTTAGTTTACTTGTCGTACTATCTAGTCCGTCGTCTAACGGCTCAAGTCCGTTTAATACGAATGATAGAATAGTAGCCCCTGCATCGGTAAAGCCTGAAACAAATTCCCCTATATTCTCTTTTAAATCATCAAATTGATTGGCAAGTTTAGCCGCCGCCCCTGCGGAGGTTTCGCCGATAATCTGCGCTTGGTCTTTGAACTTTAGATTTAATTGGTCTGTGATATTTGCTAGTTGTGTAGCGGTGTCAGCGTTCTCAACTAATGCAATACCTTGTTTTTTTAAAGCCCTTGCATTTCCCTCCAATCCTCCAATAACATTGTTTAATGCACCTGTTAATGTGTCGCCCGTTGCACTTGCATAATCAGTAATAACAGGAATCAGTTTTTCTACTTGGTCGGCTGTTAAACCGTATTGCAAAGCAATGGTTTGCGCTTTTTGAATGTCATCGTCTGAAAAGATGGTAATTTTCTGTAAGATAGAGGACTGTTCAATTAACCGCTCAAAGTCAGATGAAACCCCGCCATTCACACCAACTGCTGTTTGTAATTTTTTAGCGTTTAATTCTGCATCCTGAAAAGCCTTTAGTGAAGCGGCGGCAAAAGCGATAACACGCTCCACAGCGAAAGCCGCCCCGATGCCCGATGCTATTTGTCCGAAAATATTTGAGTAACCTGATGCCGCCCCTTTGGCACTATTTAGGGCATTACTAAAAGCGTTGGTTTTCTTGCCTGCTCCATCAACTGCTGCGCCTGCTTTGGTAAAGCTATCAGTTACGGTCTTACCCGTCTTCTTTGCCGACTCATCGACCTTTGTATTGGCCTGTTCTACGCCCTTTAATTTAGCCTGTAACTGAGAGGTGTCCGCCTCGTATTGTACTAATATCTTTGCCATCGAATGTTATCATTTAGATTCCCCTTCGATGCTGTGGGCGGCAAATCACTTAAGCGTAGTTCCTACAAATATAGATAATTTTGTAAGATAATCTTCGCAGGACATTTTTTTGATCGCAGTCAGTTCAGACGGGATTCCGCCCGCCATCATCATTAACTCTTCGTTCCATTCTTTTCGGCACTCTTCAATGTAGAGGTGAATGAATTGATGAGGGATAACTTCTCGCCTAGCTCCTGAATCATTTGTTTTGATTCTTGATAGTATGTCGGCACGTCTTTTGCTAAAATCTTCAACAAACTTGTTAGTCCGCTCAATTCCGTTTGATGAAAAAAAAACAAAATAGATTCTTTGCTTTCATCGGCCATGAAGTTTTTCACCTTTTCAAAGTGAATGGCTTGGTCGAATACTAAAGGGTTTTCATCTTCACGTACCCATTGAACGGCAAGGATATTATAAAAAAGATTCGTGTGAAAGGTGAATTGTTTCCGTTTTTCCCGTTCCATCAGTAGCGCACCGATACGAGCCGCCGCCCCTGACTTTGGGTTGCTTAATCCGTCCTCTAATGCTTTACGGATAGCCCCGTCAATTTGTTCGTCCTCTTCGGCTGAAAGTCCTTTACTCAAATACTGGGTGTACATCTTTAGTTGTCCTAGTCTGTCAATAGGCAGTCCCATTGCTTTAGGGAAACGGTAATGGCGAAGGTTGTTTTTATCAATGTAGTTCGTGTCCTCTAGGTTAGCACAAGTTACAGGCTTTGTATTGAGCTTAAAGCGTAGTCGCTCTATCTCTTCTTTGTGTTTGAGGTAAAAGGATTCGACGGATTTAACTATTTGCATTTATCGGTGTGTTAATTTCGCTATCAGATACTGAAATCCCGCCAAACAAATCATGTACGGAATCCATGTTAAAAGACCTATCCATGTGAAACCTGTTAAAAAAAGGAACGGCAAATAAAAGTAAGCCGAATGAATCGAGGACATACAAACGGGGCACGTTATGATGGGTTTTGAATACCATAGTCCCACCTTTTTAACCACCCATACTTTAACGAACCAAAAGATTTCTTTGCTGTCTTCGTCAACGCCCAACTTTGGGTCTTCGTGCAGGAACTCTACATTACAGATAATGTACAATCCCCATATCCAAATGGAGTTGACAATGAATAGTTGTTCGAGGGTCATGATTCAGTTTCGTATGTTGGAGGTGGCATCGGTGTGTAATCCCATAAAGAATCCCACGACATTTTAACGCTATAAATAGTAATTAATTCGCCTTCGGGCGTTACATTCATTTCTTCGGTTAGCTCGTATTCTGTCATATCCCCGCCAACGTTACGTCCCCAATCGTCATCCCATTCACAATCGTTACAGGCATGATAACCGTTGTGCTTGTTTCTGTTCCAATAGTGATTTGTTGATATTCGCTACCTATCTGAATAGTGATGACATACGATGAATTGGGCAGCAGTTCAAAGTCGGATAGGTCAATGGTCACTAGTCCTGCACCATTAGAGGTTGCTGTAAATCGGTCTGTTCGTCCCGTTGCGGTGTTGCGCAAGAATACATCAACGTCCGTTGAAAGGCTTGTAATCGTTCCAATGGTCAGTACCGCTATGCAGTTGTTGACGGTGGTTGTGATGAGGGTGGTTAGGCAGGTCATGGTTCTATTCTTTTCTTGTTGTGTTCAAAGTACATTTTAGAAAATAGCGCAGTATTCAGCTTTGTTATACGTTCAGACATAGCACGAGAATGTATTGAAACATCTCTATTATTTTCTATTGCGCCATAAAAGCGAGGAGTAATATCGTCAACATTGAATATTTCGTGCACCTCGTAATAATTACGCTCGTCTTTCTCGTAGTCAAATATTCCTCTGACTATGATATTAACAACCCCGCTATCGTCCTTTACAGTAACGACCGTATTGATGCGAGGGTACTCCATAAGTAGAAAATTGACTGTGCTCATTTGTAGGCTTTAATTGTATTGTTTTTATTGTCATCATTAGATATAACAATATTTTTTATTCCGCTTTTTTCAAGTTCAATCAGCTCTTTAATTAGAACATCTAAAGAAATCACAATTTGATGTTGCGCACTATGTTTTAGTTTATACAATATATTGTCTTCCATGATTGTCAAATATACTACCTTTTTCGTTTCCTATCATTTTCAATCCAAACTTTTTGAAATGTATTTATGGAGTAGCGAACGGTGTCCATGAAATCGGCACGTTGGTTCTTATCGTTTCGGTTTGCCTTTATAATCGTACCCCTGTTATCGCATTGAACCGCCCGCATATCCCAACACGTTTCAGGACAGGTTTTTGGGTTAATCTTAAAGTCGGGAAAGAATTGTAAGAAATGGTTTACATCGTTTCGGTTGGTGACATGGCGCGGGTTATTTGGGACTATTATCTGTGATTTCTGCAAACCCAGTCCAAGTTGAACACTTTCAAAGTTGCTTCTTTGCTCCTCCATATTGATCTGTCCCGCATTTCCTGAACTGTCCCCTGTTACCTGACAAGCGGGAAGCCAATAGCCGTAACCGTCTTTGAGTAGCTTACAAAGGGCGGGGATTGTTCCACCGGGCACATCTATTTCCTTTACAATGTGATGGTGTTCGCCTTTTAAGTCCCTGTAAATGTGATGAAGGGTGACGGCAAATGGTATTAAGTTAAAGTCAATCGAAATGGTAAGCGGCTTATCTCTGCAAAGAACCGCCTCAATACTTTCGTGTTGTTTAGGGTCGTAATGAATAGCAAACGGATTGTTGCCTGGTGCAGGTTTTCCCCAAAGCCCTAAAGCGTAGACACGGTAAAAGTACGGATTTGTTTTGCGAAGTCCCTCATAGGTTGCCGCCCGTTGGGGTGTGCAATAAGGATTCTGTAAGTAGGTGGTGTGAGTTGCACGGTAAGTGACTGTGTGAACCGTCCCTGAAAAGGTAATTTCGTTAGTGGCAGTAAAGGATAGGTCGGTTGTATGAGCAAAATAATCTTTATACAACCAAAACTGCTCATAATCCCCTTCGCATTCGGGATTGAAAGTAAAATCTATCTTTGTCTTTCCTTTGTTGGAACGTAGCGAAGTAATGAGAATTATCCAATCATCTGCGCTTAGTTCGTTACCCTCTTCGACCCATGCACCTGAAGGATTTTGAATGGATTTAATCTTGTGGGGGTCATCGAATCCCCTTGCGATAAATTTGTTTCCGTTGGAGCAGGTAATCGCTAACGGGTTGGTCGTAAATGTAAAAAAGTCGTTTAGTTTCCAATCATCTACCACGTCTTTAATGACCTGCCATTGACTGTCTTTGATGGTATTGAAAGTTTTTCGGGCTAGGATGTGACGGAAATAATCATCGGAAAGGCATTTTAAAACTAGCCGTTGGGCGGTGTCCCTAGATTTACCTGAGTCCCTAGACCCGTAGACAAAATCAATATCAATTCCTGTATCATCCTGTAAGTGTCGGTAACAGGGTAAAAAGACCTCTTTGTCGATTTCTATTTCTATGTCCATTACTTAGAAACCTTGACATGGAATTTTAAACCTGACGGAGCACTTAGTTCAATAGCTTTTAATTGCGGTGCAACATATTTAGCTACCTCTTTGTGAGCCGTTAGCCGAATTTCTACAGTATTTCCACCATCGTTAGCTATTTCTGACATCGCTATTACGGGGTGGTAATTAGGGAATTTTTCAGCCATTAACTGCTGCAACTCTTTTTTCTCCTTATTATCGCCTCTCCCTTTTGCTTTGGCTTTCGCCGCTTTTGCTGTTTCTGAATTAAACGGCATTTATCTTATCATATGTTATTATAGCGTCAAATATAGTCTTTTTTTAAATAATAGAATTAAATAGCCCTCCAATTAAACATAGGTCTTCTTTGTTGCTCACTTTTTTTATTGACTCAACATCTGCCTCGTTTAATAAAAACCACTCATAATGAACCCTTTTATGCTTAAATATTTCATGCAATCCTTTTTCTATTTCTTTATAGTGTGGCGTTTTTATTAGATGCACTAATTCGATTGGATATGGACAAACCCCCGCAGAGTTCTTAAACCTCACAGATAAATTAGTGGAAAACCCTATCTTATACCTATCATTAGCCCTTACTATATAAACAAATGGCTCTTTTTCATAAACTCCCATGTGCATAGGATTTCCGCTAGAATTCTTATTGGGCGTGCCCGCTTTTCTTCCACCTGACTTGGTTCTTTTCATTGTTAGTTTTAATTGGTTTGAAATTCATGTGTTAGCTCCCATATTGCATAATCCATTAAATCAATAGAGTCGTCATATCCTATTTCGTAATATTGGTAAATACGGCATTCTCTTAAAAGCATCCAGCTAATATATGGTTTCATCAGGTGTTTTGTGTTGGGATTGTCGGGAGTTGATGGGGTTGGGGCTTACCTATTCAGCATATCCGATAAGCGTCGGATATTTTAATAGTTTTTCCGCTTTGCGAATCATTCTGCCTTGTTTCCTGCTACGGGGCTTCATGCTTTTCATTAGCTTAATTATTTTATCGGAATCTTTATTTGTAACCGCCTCGATAACATTGTTAGCCAATGCAATAGCGTTACCTATTTCCCGAATTGCTTTCCTTGAGAGTCCTTTGTATTGTACGTTTTCGTCTTTCATCTTGTCTTAGTCCTTTATATTGTTAGGTGTTAGGGGGTTATTCCCAAAAGCCTTGACTTTTAAAATTACCGTCTTTGTCGAAATTGATTGAGGTGTACATACCATATCCATTAAA